TCCACAGAGCATGCAATATGATTCGAGATGCATTGGGGATGAATATATCCTGTCTAAGAACATTCTTCCTTTGCATTTTAAGCATCTCAGCATTAATTTGGTATGCCGATGATAATAAGATTAACTCCAGCAGTTACAATACCACCTTTGTTAAATCGGACAGATCCCTCAACCTTGTTTGTAGATGGTGGTTTAATAACTACCGACATATCACGACCAGCATCGGTTCCTCCTGCATTCACAACAGTTGCAACAACTATTGGAGCATATTTAAAATCTGTTGAAAAGTCATATGAAAAATCTTTTTCTTCTGAAGCGGTTACAGATGTATTATTATTAATTGATACATATCCACCAATCATTCTTGCCTCTGAAGTTCTTACACTCTGTTTGCCAGCAGAGCCAGCATCAACAGTTACATACTTGTATGTTGAAGGAGAAATTGCAGATGCAAGATCATTAATAGCATTAGCCATCTGGTATACATATGTAACATCTAGCGGTTGACCACGCTCAGGTAGGGGTATTTTTGCCATACTTAATTATACCACTAGGCCAGTGATATAACTCCGCTTTCCCATAAAGTTGAATTTTCGAATCTTTGTTTTTGATAAGTCTCTTGCTGTACTGCAACCTGTACGGTAGTTTTTGCCTGTTTCTTTAAAGTTGCAAAATAAGATGATGACACAGTTGTAACAAAAGACCAGTCTGTATCTCCAGACCACTTGACATAAACATCAAACTTATCAGAAATTTTTCCACTTGAGTGGTCCCAGACCGCTACAACATTTGGACCAGAAACGGCAACATTAAAGTTCATGCTTGCTGGTTTTGCAACTATCATACTTCTTTGTGGAGACCAGTGCGATGATCTATTTCCATCAGAAGAAACTATTTTATATCTTATTGTATAAGAACTATTCTTTCCATCATATGCTGGTAGATCTTTTTTTTGGATTATAATATTCTTAATGCCTGAATCTGGATTTGCCATCATTGCACCTCTATAGCAAATCTAAATTCTATATACCCAGAGTAAGATGTCTGCTTTACGATTGGCTTTGAATCTACATTTTTAACAACAGAGTATCCAGTCAGTCCGTATAATGGATTAGATGTTGATTTATTATCTAAACGAAGACCGTCGAAAGATACGTAGTAGTCTGATGAAACAACGTAAACATCACTTGAATTTTTTCTAAATACTGAGGCATAAGCCTTTACTAAGTTTACAGAGTTCCAAGAGAATGGGGTTGCCCCAGAGTTATAGAATAGTTCTTGCAATTGTTTTGTGACAACAAAATATCTATTTGAAGAAAGATCTATAGACATATCATCCGAGTCTATCTCCATTCTTGCTGTTTGTGTTCCATCTGTCGATGCAAACTCTAAAATAATTTTAAACTTTTGTGGATCTAATCCAGTTTCATTTTTATTTACAATAGAGAAGGCAAGTTTTAATTCATCAACTGATGAGTTTCTTGTTAGGTCAATAGAGACTCCACTATATATTAAACACTTAGATGTCGCAGATGCTGAAAGTCTTGTGCCAGTTTTTGTTATTGTTGCCGAATCTCCACGCACTAAAACTGTTTCATTTAAGAATCTAGATCTTTCATTTCTTGCAATTCTAAAACTTGAGTTAAATATAGTATTTTCTGCACTTGTTTTTATGACTGGACACTCAACAAGTGCTCCATTTGTGCCAACATTATAAGAACCTAAAATATTATTTGTTACAGCAGTTGTGGCTGTGTTTGTACTAAGTGGATCTAGAATTTGTGGAATTTCTGTAATCAATCCAGTGGTGGATCCTGGAGTGTACAGTTTCCAATTTTCATTATTAGAAAATGAGAATAAAGACTTGCTGTCGTAGGCTCCGTTTGCAGTGTTTGATCCAACAGAGAAAACTCCAACTTCTGATATTTCATATCGTGGAGTAGAGTCTAGTTCTGCAGTAAATACAATCTTAGAGACACCATTTTCTTTTACATAGCCTCTTGATGTAATTGGAACTCTTTGCATTTCAAAGTCAAGACTAGTTTTATTGCTCATATTAGAGATCTCTTGATTTGTAAATGCGTGACCTGAACTAACTGGTCTTGGTCCACAGCCTATAGCAATATATGAGGCATAGGCTGGCGCCTGCCCTATAAGGTATTTTGCTAGTATGCTTTTGCCTGTGTTAGTTATCATATTTATCCCGCCCCATATATTGTAGCATTATACTTGGTCCCATTTACCTGAATTTCAACACGTACATTTTCGTCACTACCCAAATTGACAACATTGATGACTAGATCTCCCGTAGCGCTATCAATATAGACAATAGCCCCATCTGGACCATTTCCGTTTTCTGGAACGTATTGTTCAAACTTTAAGGGGAAAGCATCAAATGTTGATTGAATTGTTCCTTGCATCGCAATCAGGTTTAGTGGGTTGTACTGAAAGAATATGCTACTTAAGTTCCTGATTGGAGAGTACAGGATATCTTGTCCATTTACCATGTCTGATCTTGATAGGCTTAGTAACTCTATCCCACCGATATCTTCAAATATTAGATCACTCATTACCTCAATTGGCATTGGGGCAGTGCTAAAAAGAACTAGGTCTGGCGTTGGTATCTTGACAGCACTTTGAGATGCTGCGCTGCTTGATGCAGGTGTAGTTGGTGTTGCTTCTACTGCCATTTTATATTTCCCCCAAGTATACTGTCATGTCTGGACCTGATACAGATCTAGTATAGTCTATACTATAGACAACGTATCTTTTATTTTTTGAGTCTAAGACATCAATATCGTTATCTAAGTAATCGATCTTTACAATATCTCCTAGTTGCATTGTTGGTAATGAAAAGATCTTAAGTCCAATAGAGTTTCTGGGCTTCATAATTCTTTGCGTTAGCCAAGACATAAGAGAGTTTGCTTCGTCTGAAGATTGAACATATGGAACATCTAAAGAAAAATCTTTATTACCATGAAGCATTCTGCTTAACTTGATTCCTTCATATTGCTTCTTTACTTTAAACGGAGATGACACAAGACTTGAGCCAGTAAACTGTGGATCAGAAAAATCACTGCCCTTATTAAAAAATTCATCGACTGTCAACTTGTTAGCACTTTGCTGCGTAAAGGTTACGCCTTGTATTCTTAAATAATTTCCACTTGATGAGTCCAAACTGATTGCGGTATCTGTTGCATTAAATACCATAAACTCTGCCCCATATGACCCAGCCCTAAATCCAGATACTGAATATGTTTTTAGTGAGTTAAAAGTTGGAGATAGTTTTGCGTATAGCGCTGGATAGGCCTTGTCATACTTAACATTAAATGTTGCACATTCTCTCATAATTGTTCCAAACTCTTCAAAATATATATTATACTTTGGTGGCTGTGATGGATCAATGCCTGAAAGGTATGTGTTTTGAATCATACCGCTTAGAGCATATTTTTTAAATGATTCATGAACATCTACAGAGTCGTCTCCATATACAGACTGAACTGGTGTTTCAAGAATGTTGGAAGTGTTTTGACTATAGTTTGTTGTTAACGCATATATATTTTCAAACATTATCTTTGATGAACCACGGGTAAATAAAGCCATGTTGTTGTATGTTGGTAGTGGAGATGCATCATCAACAGTCTTTATTAGTACCCCGTTTATGTATAGGTAGAATCTTCTAATATTGCCAATGTCAATATATTCGACTGCAAGATCATAAACTGTTGGGTTTTGTTCAGATGCCATTCTGTATTGGCCAGTAAACAATCCATTGTCTACAATTATGCTGCCCAAGCCTTCCCAAAGTTTAATCGGAACCGCTTTGTTGCTAGAAGAATCCTTTTTTATCTTATAAAACATAATGTTATTTACATTTGCTTTTGAATTAGAACTGATATTGTTTGATCCTAGTGCTATGATTTCAAAATAATATCCTACATTAGTTTCTGGGTTTAGCAAAACTGCAAGCCCTCCAGATCCTCCTGATACATTGATATTTTTATCTGGTGTAGTTCCTGGAACAACGTAGTATGTTGTATTTCCAACTGCTGACTGTGAGTTAGATAGACCGCTTTCAACCTTTCCAATAATTCTCATTCTTGTTCCAAAGTGTTTGAACTTATCTGTTAGTGGTTTTTTAACATAAGATAAAAAGTTAATTGGTGATTCTTGTGCAGAAAAACTTGGTCCAGATAGGACAAAAGCAGAGGACTGAACAGTTCCAGTCTGAGTTGATCGTATTGAGTTGATTGTTTTTTCATCTACAAATGTTGTTGATAAGAAGTTTTTAATTATATTAGTTCTTCCACTTTTCTGAGCAGTGGCAGAGTTAACTCCTGCTGCTGCAACTTCTCCAGTTGCTGTTCCGTAATTAGTTTTAAATAGATAGTCTGAATTCATGTCGCAACCTCTTACGTTGCTACTATTTAGCCAATGATCTGATATGGCTGCGTTATGCGAAACGACCTCAGTTCCAAACTGTCCACGCCCATGCTCTTCAACTTCGCCATTCTTTAATCTAAGAACACCCTGAAAAGTTTCATATTTTGGAATAGAGTAAATCCTTACTCTTCCTGTTGGATAAAGTTTTCCATTAAATGATATTTTAGAAAAGTAATTAGCGTATTCTTGTGTGCTAGATATCCAAACATTTCCTTGTCCCGATATGCTGTACTCTACAGCATCATACTTAATGATTTCTCCATTAGAGTAAAAATATCCATTATACCTAGATATCCAGTAAACCCCTTCTCCAAAGTCAATAACATTATCAACAACTATATTATTTTTTACATACGGAACGGTGGCGGACAGGTTTGAATTTAAAGGTATTGCGCTAAGTGTATAGTCTGACTGGTTTGTTATTTGACCAGTAGATGTTTTTGTATTTTCTGTTCCAGTTACTTCCCACAAAAGAACGGGCTTATATATCCACGTCTTATCAGAATCAATTAGGCTTGCCTGCTTAATTGAGCCGTAGGTTTTTTGTATTGATCTTGTCTCGTAATTAAGAGATCCGTTATTATAAACTAAATTATTCTGTGAAGATACATCAATGATGTTTAGGTCTTTTGATAAAGTAAAATCAGAAACTCTTTCTGTTTCTGTTGGCATCATATAAGATTTACTCATACAGATAAAATTATTGTATTCATCAAAAAACATTGCTGTCTGTGTAGATCTTGCAAGATCTTGTAAAATTTCTGCAATATTTTTATCTGGTGGAATAAAGAAAAATGGGATTATGAGATCTACCTCTCCAGGAACTCTCTTGAATGCATAGTTTGAAAATCCAATGGCGTCTAGTAAAAATGATACTGCAGAACTAAGGCTGGCATCCCTAAATAGTGTTTGTGGCGCAGTGAGTGATTCAAAGTAAAAGAATAGGTCTCTAAGTTCTACAGTAAGTTTCTTGTTAGCAATTTCATATTTTGGGAAACCTTCACAATACATTGTCTTAATTGGCACCATGTAATCATAGCCATTCAAATTTACAGTTACATCATAAATCTTAAATTGTATATGGCTGGTAATATATTTAGAAATAATGCTGCTTGTATTGTTAGCACTAAAAGCATCATCAAAATCAAATAAAGACAGTGTGCCTGTTGAGGCTAACAGTTGGCCAACTGGCAATCCACTTGATCCTAAATCTGAGGCACTCTTCTTTAAGTTTAGAGTAGTAACCTTGTCTGAAACATTTACAGATAGTCTTGGAGATAATTCAATAAGATCTAGTGTTGCTCCAACTTTATTCATTGTTTGTGCAACAACCCTTAGTCCACCAACGTAGTCAAACTCACGGTACTTATATCCGCTATTTGTTGTGGTTGTAAATTTGATTGGAGAAGTAGTGTCTGTAACAAAGTTTGTAAGCCTATCAACAGAGTCTTCCTCTAGGTACCAACCATACTCTGGAACAAATGTCTCTCTGTTTCCATTAATAAATATAACGTAATAGCCAATATCAGTATCTGACTGCTTTATAAAATAAGAATATCCATTTACTGACTCGTCTGGCAAGAAGTCTTCAGAGGTATACGTTTCTGCATAAATAAAGATATCTCTATATTTCTTAGGTATCTTTAATCCATAGGCTAACTCAACGTAACCGTCTGTCTTTATTACTGGGGTTCCGTCCTGTCTTAAAGATGTTTCTGTAAATGATACTAGGTCTATCCAGGTATTATTTTTTAGCCCCTGAATTTTCCACCTCAGTGGAACACTTTTATTGGCATCACCGTATAATGGATCAGAATATGTTCCTGTTGAATTTGAAAATGGCCCAAGGTCAACGTTGCCAGAGTGCGTTTGTAATTTAACGACTACACGGTTTGCTGGAACCTCTTCTTCATAAACAACATATGGGGCTGAATCATTAATTGCATACTGTCCACCAGATGACAGAAAAGAAATTCCGTGCTCAGCATTTCCTTCGGTCCTTAAAGAAGTCCAGTATTTGAATTTATCATTTTTATCAGGCATATAATATCTTGGTCTACGTGCCATGTTTATATTTTGGCTATGAAGATATCTCCCAGGTAGGTATGACGCTTTGTTAATCCCAGATCGTGGCCTAAACTGTTGGAAGCAAGACTCTAAAGAGTAGATCATTTTTAATTTATCTTTTGCTCTTGTTAGTGTAGTTGGAAGATTGTTATCCGTGTACCCACCATCAACAGTTATGTCTGAATCTGTTGCGTCTGTATAATGATTGCCAGCGTCGTTAATGTCAAAAGAAGATACAATATTGTTATATGTAGATGTTTGATCAGTTGGTCTGTATCTGTAGTTTCCTATTTGCTTAATGTTTGTTGGAATATTAAGGTTCCACTCTGCAATAACTAAAGAGTTTGTTTGAACTACAGAAGAAGACAGTAGATGCTGGTTTAGTTCTGCATTATTAAACATTACGCCTCTTCCAGGGTTACCGTAATATCCCAAAAATCATGTAGTGTCTGTCCACGTTTTCCAACCTTATAATTAAAGTTTGAGATATACACTTCAACGATATCGTTGTATTGCTGCAAGTGCATTTTAGCCTCTGAGTCAGATCCAAACGTATTGTATTTGTCGTAAGATAAAAACATCCAAAAAGAACCTTTATGGTTTTCATACCAATCTAATAGTTCTACTCCACCTGCTCCACCATCTACAGTAAATCCAATGCCAGCGCTAGTCTTTTTTCCCATTACGGAAAACTCTGGGGCATCTGAAAATGCTCTTGATGGAAGTCCTGTCCACGAGACAGTAAACTTATTCTTGTCTGCAATATGATAAGATCTTGATTTACCATTTACAGTTCTTTCACGCTTCTCAATTCTTTCTGTT